AGTGCGGTCAGTTTTTCCGCTGAAATCTCCCAGTTTTTACCGTCCCAATCATATCCATCTGATGGGCCTGGCGGGGTCGCTTTCACTTTGCCGTCTAAAATATAAAGCTCGCAACCTGCATCACGTTTAGCGATAAGTTCATCATATTCCGCCTCTGACACGCTGATAGCGTTTGCCAGAATGTTGTGGATACCTTCAACTAAAAAGGCATTGAGAGTGTCGTCAAAAAAATACATAAATCCTCCTTATCGTCCAATCGCAATCCAGTGCGAATTTCGGGCATCATCCTCAAATTTTCCTTTGTGATAAAACTTGGTGTTGCTAATATTGATGATGATATATGGCTCGTAATTTCTTCCCTCACCTTGCGTCCCCACAACGCAAAAGCAGCTATTCGGAAAGGCAATTGGGAAATTGACCCAACCGCCATTTGCTTTACCCCATTGCATAATCAAGCCGTTCGGCAGTTTGCACCAACCGTTGCCGGATAGGTTTTGAGTAAAATCTTCCAACAATGCCACCGTGCCACCTTTTGCCGGCAAATAAGTTTCGTGTGAGCCTTGTACCAAGAACTTCCAACGTTTGTCCGGTAGCGGCTCAATTCGGCTGTCCCAGTTGCCGGCTTTGCCTTTGCGGTGAATATTGATACCGCCGTAATTACTATCACTAACGGTTGTTTCCACATAAGGACGGTTGTAATAATGCACGCCGCCTAACTCGGTATTGTCAATTTTTAGTTCCAGTCCTTTTCCACTTGGATTCCACCGCAGTTGAATGTTGTTATTTGTCGTTAAATTTCTGACATAACCGTTTCCGTTTTTAAAATCATTGATTGTATTTAGTCCAGTTGTGCCATGGTCGTATGCAAGTTTCACCGCACGACTGCTTGCCACTGTGTCAGTCGAGCTGCTATCCACTGCATTGGATTTTTTGTTATTGTGAATGTAGTTGCCAAAATTGGCGGTATTCTGATTAGAAATTGACCGCATTTTTTGAAGTTCGGCATTGACCCAACTTTGATAGGCGACCGTATCACCATTATCGCCAATATGCGGGAATGACAAATAAACCTGCGTGCCACTATTAGGCATCCATTTCATATTAAATCGGCGATTGCCCGCCGTGTCGGCAGCAGGATTTGCTTCAAGTTGCCATACCCCGTGAGCGGCATCAAATTGATAGCCCGCCCAACCTCTACTCGATGAATAGGTGGTTTTTAAATAACCATTTAAGGTTTGATTGCCTGTTTTTTTGAGAGTGGACTTATCTACTTCATTGGCTTTATTGAGTGCTTCCACGCCTTTGTCATAAGCCATTTTTACTGCTGCACTGGTCGCCACCGTATCGGCAGAATTGCTGGTGATAGAGGATGATTTTTTGCTGTTGGGGATGTAGTTACTCAAGTTACGAGTCACGCTATCAATCAAGGCTTTGATTGCCTTAATGACTCGTGCCGTTGGGGCTTTTTCTCGACTATCTGATTCCCAAGTGTCATCAAGTTGCACAATGCCTTTTTGACTTGTTGAGCTTTTCGGCAGGGCGTGACTATGTCCGTTTTTATCGGCTTCACTGGTGCTATCCTCTGTCAAATCTTTGGGTTTGGATTTGCCCGTTAAGACTTCAAGGGCTTTTTTAAGCCAAGAGGTACGATTAGCTAGTTGGCGGATAGGTTTATTGGTAATGCCATCTTCACCACCCAGCACAGGATCGTTTTCTTCGATTTGATAAATCCCGTCTTCCCATTTTTCTTGTTCTTTTAGATTTGCCATAAAATATCCTTTAAATAGGGTTTAAATGTCGATTTAATTTAGTTTGAACCGTGGTTGTAATTGCCGTTGTAGCGGGCTTTGTTGTTGTAACGTATCGGCACGGCTTTATAATCCAGCACGGCAAGGGTGCAGCGAGCTGGGGCAAAATTACGTAAGATTTTGTGAAGATGTTGCCCTTGTTCGTTGGTAATCGGTTGATTAAGCCGGATGGCGTAATACGCCCATTTGTCACTTAAAGGGATTCCCTGCACGAATTTATGCTCATAGGTTCGGGCTTTTAATCCCTCATCAATATCAATCTCACCAAAGCCCAAACGGCGTAACACTTCACGAATTGCCCATGGGGTACCTTTGTAACGATGCAGTTCAATCGCCGCTTTTATAAGCTCCCGTTTCGAGTGACTACTTTCAGCTAAAAATTCCCCGTCATAGCCGGTCACGCTCCATTTTTCGGCAAGCAGTGGGATAAATTCATCATCTAACAAATCCACAAGTGTGGTCATAATTTTGCCGGTATCAAGACGGGAGAGCGGCAGGCTTAAATCCGCAAGGGCTTTGTATTTGATTTCCTGCTCGATGATGTCTGCATAAGTGAGTTTAGCCATTGCTACGCTCCGGGTTTACGTCGATATTGATTGCGGTACAGTTTGCCCATTCGGTTTCACTGATAACCGTTTTGGCGGGACTGATTAAATTCACGTCATACACACCTTCAACTCTCAACGCACTAATAATGGCGGATGGCACAATATCAACGCCGAGTTTTTTCGTTTTATCGGAGAGATAAAGTTGCAGTGCATTCCGCGCTTGAGTTTTCACAATATCTTCACGGTAGCCGTCAAGTAAGGTGAGTGTGGCTGTAATTTGGTAATTACGCCGGGTTGGGGCAATCACTTCCACCGTATCGCAAAGCGGTCTGCGACGTTCCGGGTTCAGGTAGGCTTTAATATCATTAAGCAATCGTGTATCGGGCAAACCGGTTTTCGTGAGCACCGCAATGCGTACCAAACCGCCACGGGGGTTGGAGACATTGACATCCGCAATCGCTTGCGACACCGCGCGAGTGTGATAGTCATAAGCGGCAATCGACCCACAGGTGGTAAAAGCTTCCGGTGCGGCAAGAATGCGTTTGCGATAGGCGTCATCCTCTTCACGGGCAAGTCCGCCACTTGAGACATCAATATTGGTTATGGTGATTTCACCGTCAAAATTGACCGCACTTTTGAGGGTTTTCACCCGCCCTAATTCCCAACCATTGCCGACTTCACCGGTTTGATTGCATTCGGCTTCAATCTCCACATAAGCAATCAGCGGGGTAATCACATCATCATTTAAGGTGATAAATTCCACATTGTCCGTGGCGGCAACGCGCGTACCTTTGGGGATAAAAATAGAAGGATGTTCGCCTTGCACTGAAAAACGTAAAAGGGTGCGTGCCGGCTTATCTAACAAGCGGTAACAGCCAAAGGTCTCACCACATAAATCCAAAGCAAGCCCTGTCGCATATTGTGGGAAGGTTTGGCGAAAGGCTTCGTTAATCCCTTGTCGGGCTAAACTTTCCCGAAACGCATAGACATTAATCAATAAGCGTTCAATCTGTGCCGGTTGTAGCACTTTGCCGGTGCGTTTTTCATAATCGGCAATGGCATCACGCAAGATGATTTCAACATTGTCATCCACGGCTTTTACATCAAATCGGTTCATCATGGTTTCACCTCGGTGGCATAAATTTCACGATACACATCATCAACCAGCGACCAACTAATCAACAGTTCAAAATGAGGCGCAATACCACTTATCTGTACGCTATCGACCTCAATTCGGGTTTCCCATTTTTGTAAGGCGAGGGTGATTTCCCGCACCATATTGGGGATAGCCACCTCTTCCGGTTGGTCAATATATTGAACATGGTCGCTGCCAAATTCAGGGCGTAGCACGTCTGTGCCTTTGAGCGTGTTAAGAATGTTGGCGATGCATTGATGAATATCATCAACGCCTTGCACCGCTTGGTTTTCCAAATTCGGTGCAAGTTGCCAATGGGTCGTTAAGATAGGATTGGTATTCATAGTCTTGATGATACAAGGCTATGCAGAAAAGTACTTTTAAACTACTTTAAAGAAAAAGTTATTCAGGAAGCCCGGTTTTGCCACCGGAATCACCCGGGTGTTTGTGATTTTTTAAGCTGATATTATCCGCTTTAATGTCTCCGCCTTTCGTTTTAAGCGAACCGTTAATGGTTGCTGTTGCACCATTGCTACCACCGTTACCTGTCATGCCTTGCATATAGGTTAAAGCACCACTCACTAATAAGTTTCCGGTAGTTTCGGTTTCAGGGCAATCAATAGTGACTTTAGACGGCGATTTAATCAATACCTCACCCACGGCAGACACTTCAACGTTGCCGGTGGAGCGGTCGTGCTTAATCACCGTACCGTTAGAAAATTGCTTCATCCAAATATGACTATCAGCGACCGGCGTGGGGTCTTGTTCATTATAAATTGCCCCCAATATACAGCCACCTTCGCCACGTGCATCAAGCAAAATTGCCACCAATTCCCCCACATCGGGCAAACCATAAAACTGATTGCCACCTGCGTTAGGGGTAAGAAAGGAAAGCCAAGCGGTTTCCAAATCGTCCAACGCAGGGATTTTACACCGCACTTTGTGGGTTTTCGGGTCGATTGCCGACACAATGCCTTCTTGATAGGTTGCCGAAAAATTATAGGTTTGCATTGCTCATCTCCATACCGAGTGTTAATAAATCATCGGGAATAAATTCCAACATTCGCACTTCGATGTTGGTAATGTAACCTTGGCTGCGTGAAATACTGTGGCGCGATTGCTTGATTAAATATTTCCCCGAAAACACACCTAAATTTCGCAATAAAATGGTCGAACCGGCAACGAGTTTCGGGTTACCCATCACCGTAATATCACCGGCACTTTGGTCTTCGTTTTGCTCACTTAATGCGGCATCACCAAGGACATCAATCTGTTCTTGGCTTTCGCCACGGGTGGTGATTTTAAGCGCATCGCCACTTGCCGCCTGTGCCTGCTTCATTTTCGGGCGAAGTGCGGTCGCTTTTTTGGATTTTTTCACCACTTTTTTGCCGTTGCTGTCAAAGCCTTTAATTTCCACTTCTTTTGCCGTGTCTTTAATGCGGTCACGCAGCCGAATACTCTTGCATTGGCTTTCGTCTAATACCGCAATCGGGTCGGTTTGTCCCAGATCGTCTTTGTCCGTAAAGACCAGTTGGTCGCCGACAATTTTGAAACTATGGTGATATTCACGGGCAAGGCGGGCTAAAAATTCCACGTCGCGTTCTTGATATTGCGTAATCCGTTTAATATGGATTGCTTTGATTTTCCCGACCACTTTTAATTTCAAATTTGCCGCCACTTTCGCAACCACTTGTGCCAAGGTGGTGTTTTCATAGGCTCTCGGTTTTAACGTGCGGTTGGCTTTGGCAATGCCGGTGGATAATGCCCGCAAGGTAATACTTGAGGGGCGATAGCTATATTCCACTTCATCAATTTCAAATGCCCCAATCTCGACCAATGGTTCACCTTGATAACCAATCGCCGCTTTTAATTTATCACCTTGGGTCGGAAACCACTGGCGGATCCATTTACCACTTATATCTTCAAATTGCACCGACAGTTCGTCTGATTGCCCCTCAAGATAGTCCGTATAAGTGAGTTCAATTAAGGACGGCTCAATTTCTGCCGTGATATTGGTTTTCTCGTAAAAAAAGGAAAAATCGGGCTGTTGCACGTTAATCATTGTTCCCTCTTAGCCACAGCGGCAGATTTTCATTTTGGGTCGGTTTAACATTCAGCACCGGGATATAGACGGTTTCCCCTAAAGGTAAAACTTCACAAAAACTGATATGGGGATTAGCTTCGATAATGCGGGCATACTCTAACGCATTGCCGTAGTAATAATAAGCAAGGTTATCCCACCGCTCACCTTGTTTGACGGTATGTTTAAGCACTGTTTGCGTCATCATTTGCCTCCTGATTATCTTGGTTTTGCTCATCGCTGCGTAACACAATCCACGCCGTCATTTTTGCCACCGGCGCGCTCAAGTTATCGACCCGTTCATTCATTGCAGAAAGCGCATTATCGGCGGGCTTAAACCAATTTTCCCAACTGCTTTTATTCGTTTGACTGAAACACTGTTTCATTATGTGTAAATCGTCATAAATCGCGGCCACATCACGGCTAAATTCACCGACTACTGGTAAGACTTGGCGAACCGCTTCAAAGTCAGATTGCATCCCAACCAATTCCCCAAAATTGCCTAAGGCATTCTCTAAATTTGCCAATGTACTTGGCAAATAAACCAGTGCAGAAGCAGGGGTATTGGCGAGTTGGCGAACTACCGCAACGGTGTTGCGCACTTCATCTATCGCACGTTTACCTTGATGATAGATTTCCACCCCACGGCTGACTACGCTTTTGACGGTAGAAAGTGTGGAGCTTAACCCCTGTGGCAACATTGACCCAAGCAAGGATTTCCCGCCAATATTTAATGCCGCTCCAAGCAAACTGTTTTGTCCGTTGCCGACAAATTCCAGCAGACGAATATTCATCTCACGCGCAAGCGCATTGCCCTTGGCGTCCGTAAACAGGGTGGTTGAAGAAATATCGGTAATCACATAGTTGCCTTTGTATTTACCTGCACCCCAAATGAGCGCCAAGGCTTCTTGCTTGGCTTTTGCCGAAAGCAAGGCTTGATAACGACTTTCTACACCGCCCATTTTGTGGTGCAGGCGAATGGCAAAGGACAACTCTGTCAATTTTTCACCCATTGCCTGCAAGCGGGGCTTGCCTTTTAACACCGAATGTTCGGCAAATTCTGCCGAATGGCTTTCGGAAAAATCTGTTAGATTGACCGGTTCAAAAGCAATGTTACCTAGCATAAAATACATTAGTAATAAGCCCTCCGTTGTCGTTGATCCATCATACGTTCAAATTGTTTTTCAAATTCACGTATTCCTTCTTGAATACCTTGATGCACCTGTTCACCAATGCTTTGCTTACTATCTCCATAGACATTAATCGTTGGGCTAAAATGCACTACAATGCCACTATTTTGTGTGTTTTCATTATGTGTAATGGCATTTCTGTTCAGCGGCTGATAATCGCTAAAAATGGACGAGGTTTCCGTATTGGCATTTGGATTAAAACCCGGTGTACGAAAATCTGAAGACTGATTGATCCCCAATAAGTTCCCCACCACATTTGCTCCGACTTTGATGCCGTCCCATAAAGATCCTAAAAAGCCTTTTTTCGCGTTTAATAGCGGTTTAAATACGCGTTCAACGCCATTTAAAACGGGTTCAAATTTGACCGTACTTTGTTGCTTATCGCTTAACTTCATGCGTTCGATATATTGCAACCGTGCATTTTTAGGCTTTTCAGGCGTGATAAGTTTTGGGGCTTTGATTGCCGGTGCGGTAATGCTTTTCGGGGCGGCTTTCTTCACTTTTTTGGACATTTTGTCCACGGCTTTAGTGGCTCTCAGCGCATTATCGGCGATGCCAATGGCTAATCCTGTTGCGATATTATCGCCATAGCCTTTAAATACCCGACTTGGTGAGTGAATGCCCAGTTTTTCTTTAAACCAACCTTTAATGCCCTCACCCAAATCAGAGACGATTTGTTTCGCCCCTTCCCAAGCGTTTTTAATACCATTGACTAAACCTTCAATCATATTTTTGCCGAAGTCGCTAAATTTGCTTGGTAAATCAATACCAAACCACGACAGCACACCGGCAAAGATTTGATAGAACAAGCCCAACGGCGACCAGTTCAAAATGCTTGCGGTGATATTGCCAATGCCGGAATTGAAAAAGCCGGTGATATTGTCCCAAATACCACCAAACCAACCACTGACGTTGTTCCAAATATCTGCGATAAATTGTCCGCAAGATGCCGCTTTTTCACCAATCCATTGCCACATTTGGCTAAATTTTTCGCTGACCCAATCCCAATTATCCCAAAGTAGGTAGGCAAGTCCGGCAATTACCGCTACTGCAATGCCGATAGGATTGGTAAGGAAAGCACGACCAACAAAAATAATGGCTTTTCCAACCATCATTAAGCCTTTTAATAAACTGCCCATTAAGGTCACGCCAAGTTTTGTGGCTAAAAATGCTATTTTGCCAAACCAGCCTATGAGATAACCAACACCATAAGCCAATTTAAACACCACAGGTAATAATAATTTCCCAATAAAACCCGCAAGCCCGAAAATACCTTTACTAACAAAAGCAATAACAGAACCGCTGAAAGATAATATCGTCCACGTCATTTTGAATACGGAGACAACTTTTAATGCGCCCCACGTCAATAAACTTAAGCCGCAAACAATACTAGAAAAACCGGCTACTGCACCAACGGCATAGGTTCCCCATTTAACAATTTCCCCCATCAAATCGGTATTGGTATTAATAAAATCCGTCACACTAATGACTAAGGGCTGTAACCACCCCACAAAATCATTAATCACAGGCAATACATAATTACCAAAGCCAATCGCAAGAGAGGTAAAACTATTTGTCAGTTTTGTGAGAGAGGCTTCGGTTGTTGCTGCTCGGGCGTTAAATTCTTTATCCATACTGCCTAAATAGCGTAAATTGCCGTTTTCATCGGTTTCTTTTAGCTGTTTTAGACTTTTTTCTAAGAGTTCGGTATTACCGGCAAGTACTGCCACATCATCGGCATATTCTTTACCAAAAATATCAACCAACACGCCCATAGCCTGATCTTTTGGTAGTTTTTCCACCCGTTTAACAAAATCAACTATCGCACCTTCACCGTCTTTTGCGATATTTTTCTTGAGTTGTTTGGCAGAAATACCCATTTTCTTTAATGCCGCTTGAAAGGCTTTGCCGCCTTTTTCTGCGGTCATCAGTTTAGTGAGCATGCCATTGATAGCCGTTCCTGCGACCTCCGGGGTTTTGCCGAGTGAGATAAACGTATTAGAAAGTGCGGCTGCGGCGTTTTCTGTTAAGCCGAATTGTTTTGCCGTTCCTCCAATTCGTCCTAGCGTGTTGACAATATCGGAGGCTTTCGCTGGGCTTGAGTTAGAAAGATCATTAATGGCATCACCTAATTTACCGATTTCATTAATAGGGATTTTGTACACATTCGCCAGTTTTGCCATTGCATCACCACTTTGTTCTGCAGACATATCAAAGGCGACCGACATTTTTGCAATGGTTGTGGTAAAAGCGGTAATATCTTCTTCGGCAACGCCAAGCTGTCCGCCAGATGCGGCAATAGCAGCAAGCTCTTTGCCGGCCATTGGAATGGTATTCGTTAAATCAAGCAGATCTTTGGATAATTTTTTAAAACCCTCCGGTGTTTTGAAATCAACAACTTTTTTTACATCCGCCATTGCACTTTCAAATTCAATAGCAGGCTTTGCCAATGCCACAACCGAACCGCCTAGCGCAGTAAGAGATGCCGCGCTACTTTTCATACCGGCAATAGAAAGCTGATTTAAAGTCGCCATTCGTTGTCCGATAGTTTGTGTGGAATCGGTCAATGATTTCAGAGTGTTTTTGATTTGGTTAATGCCTGAAATCGCCCCACCGACTGCCGCACCAATGACTAAACTGATTGCAAGATTTGATGACATCGTTTATAGTCCTTTTTAAAAATGAAAGGGGAAAATATGTTCAAATTATTTGATGAATTACTAGGTCTGATTGGTTATGCAATAGCAGGAATTTTAGGTCTCGTTCTTGTGTCGGTTGGTTTCACTCTTTATCCAATCATTACATCAATTCTTCTTGGCTTATTGGTTATTTCACCTTTTGCTCCAACACTTGAAAAAATGCTTAAACGCCTTGAAATCCGAATGTATAAGAAGTCGCCGACGATTAAGGTGGCAAGAGAAGCAAAACGTTCTTTTAAAGATGGCTTCAATAAAGCCTTTAAATAACAACAAAGCCGCTTAAATAGCGGCTTTGGTATATTTGGCTTTTATCTGCCGCCGGGCTTGAGTCAGCCACCGTTCCACGTCATCCAATGTCATTTCTTCCAAATCGGAATAGGAAAAGCCGAACCAAAAGGCTAAGTCTGCAAGTACCGCATCAAGTTGTGTTATTTCAACTATCCCTTTTGCATTTTTTCTACCACCTCGGAAACCCGCTTGAAGTCGGCAATATCCAATTCATCAACATCTTCCGGCACAAGACCTGTGGCGATAGAAATCAAACTAATACTTTGTTCAATATCCGTACTGCCTCGCATTTTACGAATATCTTTGACTTTCGGGCGGCGAATAGTCAGTTCAGTAATAGTTTTTCCTTCACCATCTTGGATAGGAAATTCAAGGGCAACGATAACATCTGACATAAAAAAACTCCTTTGTGAGGTTGTTGTTTAACTTTCACAGAGGAGTTTACTTAAATAGCGGTTTAACTGCTTTTAAACTAATTTAAAGAATTAGGGGCTGACGTAG